CATCGCCGCAAACTGTGCCGCCACTTCTTCGGCTGTCATGCTGTCGGCGTTTTGCACAAGTGTATCAAATGCCGTTACCCCTGAACTACCTCCGTCAGGGTTTGCCGGATTTCTTCCTGACAAAACAGGATTAAACAGATCCTTATAGCTTTCCTTCAAGCCTTTCATCTGCTCGTCCAGTCCTGAAACTGTTCCATCATCCGAAACGATCAGTTTTTCACGGTCAATTTTCCCTGCCAGTAATTCCGCGTGTTTCGCATTGTTATCCGCAAGAGCCTTATTGATTGCCGCATCGATCTTCATGCCTTTAATCTCTTTCTCATGGTCAGCTTTCAACTGCTTGATTGTCCCTTCGTGCGTTTTGATCGTCTTCTGAAGCGCCTCGTTATCTGCATTGTTCTTTTTCAGATCCCCGATCGTTTTATTTGCAGTTTCAAGTTCCTTTACCTTTCCGTTATACTGCTCTTTCGGAATGATATGCTTTGGCGCTTCCTCATTCACCTTTTTCATGGTAGCCTCTACATCCAGCTTCCCATCCGCTCCATAAACCGCATTTGATAAAATTTTCTGTAACCACTCCATTTTTCTTTACCTCCATAGATTTTTATACCGGCTCTCCCGGTACTGGGATGTACCGTTGTTCTTTATACCCTGCAACCTATAAAAAAGGGTAGAAAAATAGCACCCTTACGGATGCTTCGTGTGCTCTGTAACCCGGAGCTGGGAGATATTCAGGATCACCTTATCCTTTCTTTGCAGCCGCCTTTTTCCCAGGCTTCGCTTTTACCAACGTCATTTTTGCGTCATTACTTGTCGTAGACAACTCTTTAAACCGCTCATCTGTCAGCTCCAATTCATCGCCTACCGTCACTTTTCTCTTCAGCTGCTTGTCATAATAACTTTTAACGCATACTGCTTTCATGCCACTTCCTCCTTTCCTGCTTTCTGAATATAAGAAGACCACCAATCGTATTCGACCGGTGGTATCTACTCTACAAATTCTGTTAATGGTTTCTTGATTCTGATTGCTTTTTTAATATCTCTTACATACTCATCGTACTCATCGGCTCCATATTCAAGTTCCATATGCCCGAATGGATATCCACCGAACAACTTATAGTACTCTTCATTCAGTTTTTTCAATTCCTCTGTTGTCTTTCCATACCACATTATTTTATCAACCTTTCAATCCTTCCACTCACCTCATCGTATGAATTCGGAAATAATGATTTAAACATATCCAAAACCTCTGGATTTCCCCCGTACAAAGCACGCCCAAATTGTGCGAAACTTTCTGCTTCTACTCTTCCAGTCTTTTTCCAATATTCTTTATCGTGCCAATATCCAAGATTTATTTCCCCGCTAGACATCCCGTTTAAAATATCCGAAATGCCTCGATACTCTTCCTTCAACGCCAATTTCTCGGTATCTTTCCTGAATGCTTTTGGATACCTTGAGTATAACATTTCTTCAATGGATTTTCCATAACCTTTCGCAAGGTTCTGCAGCTTATTGTAATCAGATATAACAGATTTACTTAACAATCCATTTTCAATTAACCCATAAGCATCATCTATTTCATGGAATAGTTCATGTGCTAATGTATCAACCTTTGCATTTTTCGCTAGATACACTGTCTTTTCACTAGCCGAATATTTAGACTTTCTTCCTTTTGCCCTTTTTATAGTAGTCCTTTCCAACGATTGGGTTAATAATGTTCTTACACGAATATCATTTATATTTTTAACTTTCTGTTCAAACATCTTTCTCTGTTTTGATATCCCAGTAATACGATCTACTATTTTCTGTCCGATATCCGATTCTAACTCGTCAGGATGATTTTTCTCATATGCCGCAATCAATTTCTCATCCGTAACCGGAATGATCGTACACCGGCAATTCGCATGCAGCGGAACGTGAACACACTCCTCGATCGGATAGACCTTTTCGTGATATCCACCGCAGATATCGCAGGTTCTTTCATCTTTTGCTGCTAAAATCTGCACATACTTAACATCTGCGTCTTTATAACGCTGCAAAGTCGCATCGTTCAAATAATGCATCGTTTCCGTTCGGACAAGCCTGTGACATTCATTAAATCCCTGCCCCATACGATTATGAAGCATGATTGCGATTTCAACCGCCGTTTTTCCCTGCTGCAATCCAGTAAGCAGGATATCATTCAGACTAACTACCAATTTCTTTTGATTCTTCCAGAGTCTTCCCGAAAAGTTATCCCCTCGCCACGGCGCTTCCATCAGCTTCTCCATCAGTTTCTTATTCGGCATTGAAAAATCAATATCTCCCATGCCTGCCGCGGTATCCGCATACACTTTTTTGAATCCATCCTGCATGTTTTTCTTTGCAAATGCTTCCGTTGAATGTCCAAGATCCTCTATGATCTTTTCAAACTTTCCGTTCAACTCTGTGAGACGGTTCTGTTTATGCATATCAGAAAGAGAAAGAACCCCATCCTTGCTGTACTTCTCTGCCAGCCGATAGAGTTCATCTTTTACACTTTCACTCGCATCGATATAAAACTCCAACAGTTCCCGGTTCTTTTCTTCCAGTGAGTTGTAAGTTTTCCACGTTTCCGACGCAAGTCTCTTCTCCCAGTATTCACTATTCTTCTCCATTTCCTCCATCCTTTACAATCGGCGCTTGATCCCACGACGGACTATATGCTTCCTTTTGCCTTTTCAACGCTTCCAGTTCTTCTTCCACATCAGACACAAAAGGATGGTGCGCGATCAGTGTCTCATCCGATATAATCCCATGCGAATTACTACAATTTTGGATCTGCTCCGCCTCGTTTATCGCCATATCTCTGTTAAAGACCAGCTCTACATCAATCTTTTCGTAATCTCCATGTCCGGAAATCTGCAAATACAGATCCACAAAATACAATAGCAGCTCAAACCCTCTGCTGAACTCCGTTTCCATAAGGTTGCATTTAAGGTCAAGACTACTGTACATAAATTTCAAAGCCACGCCGGACGGCGCTGATCCGAATTTGTCCAAGTCTTTATTTACCGATTGCCCACTCTCTACAATATCGCGGTTTAACTGCTCGTAGTGCTCTCGCAATGCAGTAATATCCATTTGTGGCGTAAGCGTATCGACGCCCCCATCTTCTGTGTCGTCAATCAAAATTGCTCTGTCTTCATTGAGCTGTTTTATAAAATCTGATAGATTTTGACCTCCATACCCCTTTAAGACAAATATCAGGTTTTTGACCTCATCCATATAGTTCGCCGCTTCACTGCGCCCTAAATCATAACCATCAATTAAACTCTTTACAAATTTAATGTCCGGCATTTCGATCTGATTGTTTTTAAACGGAATGAATGGCACTTTCCCCCACGTTTTCCACTCCTCTACACTTTTATAATGCGCTACGGGTCCGCCTGCATCCATACTTTTATCGTTATCGTAGACGAGCATTTGTCCTTCTAAACGGTAATATTTTACGCCGTCCTTTGTCCAAATTTCTACATTCGTAATCTCTTTCTCTTGGTTATACTGCCATACCGTCGTATTGTATACCCGGATCATGGCATCCAGTTCTGTGTGGCTTCTGTCCGACCAGTACGGGATACACTGATTCGCCGGGATCACGATTGTTTTAAACTCCCCTTCCGGATCAAGATATACATGCAACCATCCAATCCCTTTGTTTGATGCTTCATATCCGAGTTGTGTAAGTTGATACTGAAAGTGTTTCCCAAGCACATCTTTGACCTTTTCGACATAAGTGTCGTTTTTATCTGCTCCGTCTGTTTTGTATGTAACCGGCTTTGTGAGCAAGTATGCGATTTTCTCATCTACCTGAATTTTATATTTCGCATGGGCGAGTTTATTGTTCGCTCTCCATGTCTCTTCCTCTTTATGCCCGTCTACTTTCCTTGTAATTTTTCGGTTCTTAATATCGTTATCCGCCTGATAGTACCGTTCTCCCTCTTTCATCAACTCATATTTCCCCGAAGCTTTAAATTTTTCTATCATACTTACAACTCTGTTGTCCGTAAGTACGTTGCTCTCTGTTGCCGCTGCCATTCCCGCTTTCACGCCCTTTCTGATTTTGTTCCATAATTCTTTTATTTTCACCTTGTCACCTCGTTCCAAGTGTTCTTAATCCGCCGCCTTTTAAGTCCGAAACCTCGTAATCGTCCAAAGCGTACCATATTGCCGATAATGTATGCGGATCGATATTAAATTCATCTTCGATGATCTCATCATCTTTATCTACCGCAAAGGTCAAGTCCTGAAGCTCATCGATCGTATTCGGACAGGCATCGGAGCATACAATCTTTTTAAATCGCTTTACTTTCTTCGTATACATCGCCCTGCTGCCCTTGAATTTCTTACACGCTTTCATTCGGAATCCCGACTGTTTGTAATACCTTATTGCCTTTGGTTCAGCGCAATCTGCTTTAATCACAATATCCTTCCAGTCTTTCATATCTTCCGCAATCTCCGGGTCTGTTTTATTCCGACTGTAATATTCTCGGTAAATATATAAAATCTTTTCGTCGTGATCCACAATCATCCGAAGCGCAGCATTGTATGATGTAACAAAACCGAAGTCCATACCATTCTTTTCAAGTGGGGTTCTAATTGCTTTAATTTCCTTTTCAACCTGATTTGCAGGCTCTACAACAAACTGCGGGAACACGAGCGTTCCATTTACTCCGAACCGCCCTTGCCTTGCCACACGGTACAGATCCGGGTCATGTGTCTGCAAGTCATCCAACTGCTCCACATACTCTTTAGGCACAAAAAAATTGTCGTCAACAGTACTATGATGGTAGTACGTGTTCCCGACAACTACGGTTCGCTCTTTATATAGTTTCTCATCATCTAAAACAAATACTTTCTTCTTTTTGTCCTGAAAGAAATATTTATAACACCAGTTTCCTTTACTGACCGGGTTTGTTGATAGAATGATATGATTGCTTAGAGTCGGATGTCTCAAACGTCCCAGTATCTCCTTGAATCCTGCGTATTTCACTTCTGAACATTCCTCAATCCATACGATGGATACACCGTTCAGGGATTTTAATTTTGCCGGTTTATCCATCCCTTTAAAAATAATCCTGCTGCCATTGCTAAACTTGACCTGCACCGGCGATGATGTAAACGTCAAATAGCCATCAACACCCATAGCTTCAGCAACTTCTTGCAAAAGGTCATAACAAGAGTCTCTGATCGTATCAAAGACCTCTCGGACAACTAAAGCTTTTCGTTTCTCTTCAAGCAATTTTTTAATCAGTTTTACGGCCACATGATAACTCTTAGAACTTCCATAGCCGCCGACCAAAAAATAAAATTTATAGTTCCAGTCATCCACAAAGTCGTAGAAATGATCATTTAATG